CCACGGCCCCCTCCAGACCCGAGGACTGGAGGGGGCCGCCGCACGTCCGGGACCAGGCCACCCGCAACAGGGCGCTGACACGCCGGGGTCGCCTGTGGCACTCGTCACACGGTCTTCTCTTCCTGGAGCGCTGACATCCCTCAGAATCCAGAGGAATCCCGAGACATCCCGAGAACTCTCCCCTCGCTCACTCAGAAGACCCACATCTGAGCCGCCCGCTCGGTTGAAGTTTGGCTCTGAAACGCAGAGTTGGCAGGCGGCCCCCGTAGAATCGTCAGCAACGCAAAAGGAGCCTCACCCCTCGACCCGGTTCCTACGCCATCGGTCGAAGTGCTGGCTCCTCAAGCGGTGTCCACCCATCGCCAGACAGAAGGACTCCACGTGCAGAATAACGCAGAAAGACCTCCGCGTCCCCGCGCCACCCTGAACAGATGGCTCACCTCGACCACCGCTCACCTGCGGAAATGGGTCGCAGGGCCTGGACAGCGCGTTCAGTCCAGCTTCATGCACGGTGCGGCGACCAAGCTCGGCGAGTTCGCCACCACCGTCGTCATCGCCTGGCTGATCTACCGGCGCTAGCAACGCCAAGGAGGGCCCCACCAGCAACGGTGGGGCCCTCCTCCATGTCCGGCGACCTGGCCTTCCTCAAGTTCGACCGGGTGGAACCGCGACCAAGCCGGTCCACGCGAACGGCGAGCACCAGATCGAGAACATCCTCGAGCTGCGCGACATCGTCACCGCCGTGGAGAACCACAAGGTGATGCAGGCAGACCTGAAGATCCGGCCCTACTGCACCGGCTTCCACACTCCGCAGCCCCGCGCCGTGAACTGCCCATCCGACGCCCTGATCGTCACCGTGATGTCCTGGGCCGACGTCGCGAACCCGTTGTCGAGGATCTCCCCACCGCGCGACGTGCGCTCCCAGTAGCAGTCCTCCAACGCCCCCACTACCCGGTACCGCCCTGGCGCGATCGCATCCACGTCCGACCCCGGCTTCCCCGTCACCCGGTACGTGCCGTCCGAGTAGAAGCGCACCCCCGCACCCAGCACCTCGGTCACCGTCTTTGACCACTCCGGGCACAGCAACGGCACTCCCGCCTGCAACACCGCGGAGTGCTCCGCATCCGTCTCGTCCAGGGTCAGCCACTGAACCGCACCCGCCCCAGACTCCTCCTGGTTGGTCAGCGTCGCGCAGATGTCCGCCACATACGCCGAAGCCACCTCATCGGGCAGCCACCCCTCGGCCTCCGCCATGGCGTCGACCTTGTCCTCCGCGGTCAACGCCACCGGCGGAGGCTCAGGCGGTGTCACCGAAGGGGACGGCGAAACCGACGGACTCGAGGACGCTTTCGCCCCGCCACCGTCGACGCCCCCGCCGGAGCACCCCGACATCAACACCACCGCAGCCAACCCAGCCGCCACGGCCCCCACCCCACGCATCGCTCTCATGCGCCGCAGGATCCCAGCCCAACCAGGCAGGGGGAAGGAAAACCCCCACATCGGGGATCATCAGTAACAGGCGCGGGGCCTAACGAAGACCAACCACACAGCGGGAGCCCCACCGCCATGACCCAAGGCCGACTTGTCGAAGCCGAGACCGCCGCCCGCCGCGCCAAGCTCCTCAAGCTGCGCCGGCAAGGCGTCCCGTACGACGACCCCCGCATCATGGACCTCGGCTACGCCAACACCGGAGCCGCCCGCAAAGACCTCACGAGGGCTCTCCAGCACCACCACGAAGAAGAAGCCGCCGAGGCCAGCGTCTACCGGCAGCAGGAAAACGAGCGCCTCGACGCCCTCCTCGCCGCCGTCTGGGACAAGGCCACCACCCCCAGCCCCGTCTTCAACAAAGAACGCGAGATCGTCGCCCAGGAGATCGACCTCAAGGCCGTCGAAACCGTCCTCAAGCTCATGGACCGCCGCGCCAAACTCAACGGGCTCGACATGCCGCAGCGCACCGAACTCTCCGGACCCGACGGCGGCGCAGTCCCCTTCGGCACCGGCTCCCTCGATGAGCTGAACACCCTCATCGGCTTCGCCGGCCAGAACACCCCCACAGCAGGCTCTCCGGAGAAGGACACCGGTGGCGACGCCGACAGCTGAACTCCTCGAGGACGCACTGCTCAACGAGTACCGGGAACTCCCCGTCCTCGAGCGCCGCCGCATCGCCCAAGCAGCCAGCCCCGACGTACGGCTGCGTCTCGCATGGGTGGAGCGACAGATGGCCATGGACCGGTCCCCGGGAGCCCTCGCGTCCGTACTTACCGAGGGCCGGGAGAAGCAGGCCCCGCACCTCGACATGATCGACGACGTGTTCCGGCGGATCGCTGCGGGGGAGCGGATGCAGGTCATGATTACCTGCCCGCCGAGGCACGGGAAATCTCAGAGGGCCTCCCGATGGGGCCCCCTCTGGTACCTGCGCCGCAACCCCACCGCCCGCGTCATGCTCGCCTCCTACGGCGCCGAGCTCGCCGACGACCACGGCCGCTGGGTCCGCGACCAACTCCGCCTCCACGGCGACACCCTCGGCGTACGCCTCGACCCCGCCTCCCGGGCCGCGAACCGCTTCGACCTCGAAGCGCCCCGCGGCTCGTCCGTACGAGGCGGCATGGTCACCGCAGGTGTCGGAGGATCACTTACCGGCAAGGGATTTTCGCTCGGGATCATCGACGACCCGTTCAAAGGCTCCGACGATGCGAACAGCCCCGCCCAACGCCAACGCGTCTGGGACTGGTACCGGTCCGTGTTCTACACCCGGCGCGCCCCCGGCGCCTCCATCGTCCTGATCAACACCCGATGGCACGAACTCGACCTCTCCGGGCAGATCCTCGACACCGAACCCGAGAACTGGACCCTGATCGACCTCCCCGCCCTCGCCCTGTCCGACACTGACCCGCTCGGCCGGCAACCCGGCCAAGCTCTCTGGCCCGAGCAGTACGACGAGGAAGAGCTCGCCCGTACCAAACGAGCCGTCGGCGAACGTGTCTGGTGGGCTCTCTACCAGCAGCAGCCCCGACCCCTCGAAGGCGGCGTCTGGCAGTGGGCATGGATCACCGACAACCGCACCAACCCCGTCGCGTTCCGAGCCGTCGACCTCACCCGGATCGTCGTCGCCCTCGACCCCGCAGGAGGCGACACCCCCGGCCACGACGAATCCGGCATCGTCGCCGCCGGCCGCTCAGCCGACGGCCACTACTACGTCCTCGCCGACCGCACCGGCAGTCACAGCGCAGAAGCCCGCGGCCGCGAAGCCTGCCTCCTCGCCCTTGAACTGCACGCCGACGCCATCGTCGTCGAGACGAACTACGGCGGCGACATGGCCAGACAGAACGTCATCCAGGCCTGGAACGAACTCGAGCGCCGCGGCGAAACCCAAGGGCAGCCGATGCCGCGGATCGTGGACGTCACAGCGAAGAAGGGCAAACGCCTCCGCGCCGAACCCATCGCCCAGCTGTACGAGACGAACCTCGTCCACCACCTCACCGAGTTCCCAGCCCTCGAGACCCAGATGGTCACCTGGATCCCCGGCATGGACTCACCCGACCGCCTCGACGCCCTCGTGCACGCCCTCACCGAGCTCGCCAACCCGGCCACAGCATCCGCGGGGAGCAGCGCGTACAGCGATCAGCGGCTGGCCGGTAGGCGATGAATCACGGATGTGGAGAAGCGCCAAAGTCTCCGAATCTCGGATCCGCCAGATCCAGGATCCTCTACAAGCAAAGTTGTAGACGGTTCCGCACACCAGAGAAATCACGTGGCATGATGAGACACAGGGTTAGCGAATCGGCTTCCCGCCGAAACTGCTGATCCAAAAGGGGAGAGAGCCACCCAGAAGCTCGGTGACTCTCTCCGTGCGGACGCCGGGCTAGGAGATGCTCGAGGCCTGCGCTACCTCAAGGGCCAGTTGGAGTAGCGCGACTACAAGGGCCAGAGCACTCCAGTCCGGCTGTTCTTTTCCTGACATGGGTTATCACCTCCTTCCGCTAGCGCGAAGGAGACTGAACCGCCGTCAGGCGTCCATGCACACGATGTTATGCGGTCGGCGACCCGGAACGTGTCGGGCGAAGCGAATTTCGACCCCACCCTCGATATTTTTGCCGGTCAGTCACACCCTGGATATGGATAGTGACGTTGAGTGATCGGGGGCAACGTCCGGGCGGCTCGCCCGTACCCTGATCACATGGCGCGGGGCCTGGTGTGAAGAGGTGCGCCCCGTGGGCTTCAGGGACCTGGTCATCGACGCATGGTCATGGCTGAACTACAAGCCCGTGTTCAGCGAACCCGGACACAGCCGCGGCATGCCCTACCGCCGCGCATTCCCCGAGGCATACGCCACCTGGGTCCCCGACGACGACGTACGGCGCCTCGCCTCCTACAAGGTCCTCGCCGCCTACGACAACAACCAGGCCGGTGAACTCGCCGAGTTCCGTGACGGTGCTACCGCACGTGAACGCCGCGAGTTCGGTGACCCCAGCATGTTCATCGACACGCTGGTCGCGCACGTCATGGGCCGGGACCAGCACATCGTCGTCCCCGGTGCCGAGCAGACCGACACCACCGGGCAGAGCGAGGACGCGGCCGCCGCCGAACGGGTCCAGGAACTCCTCCGCGAGTGGGCCGAGGACGAACTCCTGCCGATGCGGATGCTCCAGGCCGAACGGAAAGCCGTCGGACTCGGGGATGCCGTGTACCTCCTGTACTGGGACTCCGACAAGCAGCGGCCCCGCCTGCGCACCTACGACCCCGGGTTCTACTTCCCCGTCCTGCCCGAAGACGGCGACAGCTCCGACTACCCCCAAAAGATCCACCTCGCCTGGGAGTTGCCCGAAGACCCCCGCCGGCAGCTGAAGAAGCGCCTGCGCCGCATCACCTACGAACTCGACTGGATCGGCCCCGCCACCGCCTCCGGTATCGACCAGAACGGGCGGCCCGTCCGCGCCCCCGTCATGTCCGAACCCACCGACGACAACCCGGCCACGCCCCTCCTCAACCGCGGTGACACTCTCGACGAGACCGGCAGCATCACCCGCCTGTACCCGTGGAACGACCAGCCGACTGCCCGTACCTGCTACCTCACCGACGCGATCTGGGACATCGGCGACCTCACCGGCACGAACCTCGACGTCGACAACCTGCCCCTGGACCGCGCCCAGTTCGCGACCAGCGCCACCGGCGAAACCCTCGACCGGCTCGACCTGTACCTCGACTTCATTCCGCTGGTTCACGTCCCGAACACGGTCCCGCCGGCCGAGGAGCACTGGGGGCAGTCGTCCCTCGCGAAGGCGCTGCAGGCGTTCGACGAGCTCGCCAACTCCGATACCGACAGTGCCCGCGCCTCCGCCACCACCGGCCTCCCCATGGTGTGGATCTCCGGAGTCAGCGACGCCAGGCAGCAGTACGAGGTCGGCCCAGGAACCATGTTCAAGGTGCCGGAGAATGGCAAGGTCGGGGCCATCGACACTTCGCCCGCTCTTCGCGAGCTTCGCGAACACCGGCACGACCTGGCCGACCGGGCCGCGAACATCGTCCGCCTCCCCGCCGTGTCCCTCGGCACCATGGACCCCTCCAAGGTGCCCTCCGGATACGCCCTCGAACTGTCCCTCGGCCCCCTCGACTCCCTCATCGCCGGGATGCGGCTCGCTCGCGCCCACAAGGACACCCTCCTCCTCCGGTTCGTGCAGCGCCTGTTCATTGCTGGCCAGCACCCCGACTGGGCGGGCGTTACCCCACTCCCGGCGAAGCTGGTCCGCGGCCCGTACACCCCGACCGATAAGGGTGCCGTCCTCGAGCAGGTCACCACCGCCTACGAGGCGAAGGTCATCAGCCTGGAAACCGCGGTCCGCATGCTCACCGAGGTCGGCTGGCCCATCGAGGACGCGGCGAGGGAGATCGAGCAGATCCAGTCGAGGTCCTTCGAGCAGGCCCGCCTCCTGGCTGACGCCCTCGGAAACGCGGAGGAGACCGCCGACTTCCTCGGCCGGAAAGCCCCCGAAAACCAGCCGGCGCCCACCCCGAACCTGCCACCGGTTCCCGCCCAGGACGACGAGGAAAACCCCGTGGCCGAGGAGCCCCGGGGGAGCGGGGGCAACGAATGACCAGACCCGTGCTTTCCTTGGATCAAGGCGCGGGGCCTGACAACGACTCCTTGGGAGGACGTACCCTCATGCGCCGCCCCCAGCTCCACCGCCCCACCCCGAACCACACCTGGGCGCATCCCTACGCCGGCCCCATCGCCATGGCCGTTTTCTACAACGATGGCGGTGACCCGCCCCCCGGCGCCCCGGCCAACGACGACACACCGAAGCCCGCGCCGCCCAAGCCGAAGCCGCCCGTCCCCGCCTCCGACCGACCCGGCCTCCAGGACGGCGAACTCGTCGTCCACAAGGACTGGCTGGAGCAGAAGCTCACCGTCGAGAAGGACGCCGGCCGCCGCAACGGCAACCAGCGCCTCGCCGACGACCTCGGCTTCGGAGACGTCAAGGAGATGCGCGCCTACGTCGAGGAGAAGCGCAAGGCCGACCAGGCCCAGCTCTCCGAAACCGAGCGCCTCACCCAGGAACTCGCGGAACGGGAACAGCAGCTCGCCACCCGCGAAGCCCAGGCCGCGGCTCGGGAACTCGCCGCGAACCGGCGGGCGCTCCTCGTCGGCCTCGGCGCCACTGGTGCGGACCTCGACGACGCCACCGCGCTCCTCCGAGTCGCGAACGACGCCACCGACACCGAAGTCGAAGCCGCCGCCGAAGCGCTGAAGCAGCGCCGCCCCGAAC